TCCGCGCCGCCGTAGTAGGTCGCGGTGTTGGCGGAAGCGCCACCGGCCAGTACGAGGTAATGCAGTGCCGCCTCGGTGAGTTGTCCGGCAGGCGCTTGAGTGGTCGCGGCAAGGCTGTTGAGGCTGGTCGCCGTGGTGTTCGCCTGCTTCGAGATGCCGCCGATCACGCTCACGCCGTCGATGCCGATGCACATGTCGGTCGTCTGGAATGCGTTGCTATTGCTGGCCGTTCCGTTGGCGTGTGCATGAACCGCCTCGTCAGCCCAACAGATGAAGTAGACGCGAGCTTCGGTATTGATCTCCTGCGGCCCGACTGCTGCAACGGTGCGGTTGGTTGTCAGCCAGGCCCTTCCGGTGATGTCGCGGCGGTTGAACCAGGAGATGACAGAGCGGGAATTGTTCAGGTCTGTCCACGCATTCGACTGGCAATACGCCGCGCCGACGAGCGTTCTGCTGTCGTCGCCAGACTTGATCTGCGTGCCCTTGTTACCCGCCGTGGTGCTGGTGGCGCGTGCCGTGGTGCTGGCTTCCAGCGTCATCGTGCCGGAGTTCATGTAGGCATAGATGTACTTGAAGCCATCGGAGACGGCGGCGGCGGACAGCGATACTCCGGCATCGGGGATTTCGTAAGCGACGCCGTTGATGGTGAGCAAGTTCCCGTCGCACGGAGAAAGCAGCAGATTCGCGCCGGATTTTGTCAGGCGGCATTGACCGTGACCACCCGTGACAGAAGCCACTACCCACGCCGTCCCGTCCGCCTTCACCCCGCCGACCATCTTCCACTCGGCATTGCTGCTGTGCATCTTGCGCCAGCGAATTTCATCGCCATTCGCCAGCGTTATATCCGCCCCGCCAGCCAGATACAGGTTCGTGGCGTGGTGCGTGAGTGTGAGCGTCCCGCCAGTGATAACGAAGCGTGTGGCGATCTCGACCCCGGCTTGCAGAGATGCGCCACCGAGGCTGGTGATGGCCAGCGTGCCTGAGGAATGGGTAATGTCTGGCGAGTTGCCTGTGGCGGTGCCAAGGTCGGTCGTGGCGGCGGAGGCGATGTCGGAGCCTTTGACTGTCTTGAACAATCCCGTCATCGGTACAGTGCCAGTTGCAACAACTGCGGTTCCACTAACACCGGCAGCAGGCAGTCCTGTGCAGTTGGTGAGCGTGCCTGAAGTCGGAGTGCCGAGTACCGGCGTTACCAGTGTTGGCGTATTAGCAAACACCGCCGCGCCAGAACCAGTCTCGTCAGAAAGAACACCAGCCAATTGCGCGGAAGTAGTAGCCCCAAATTGGGCAAGCGTTCCGGCTGAATCACTTTTTGTTGCAATAGCCGTAGCAATATTGTCAAATTCCGTGTCTATTTCTGCACCCAATACGATCTTGTTTGGATCGCCAGAAAGCAGCGTGTCCTTTGATAAAAAATCAGTGGTTTTCGTGTAATCGCTCACTTTATAATCTCCCGTCCTTGGTGAACAAATCTATCCTTTGAATTGAAATCGGGGTTCCATTAATGTTCGCCTCAAACCCGAATTGTAATACCCTACCGGCGCTCTGTCCGCTAACTGATAGCGTATTCACATAGCCATAGCTACCGTACTCTCCTTCACCATACTCGGCAATCCCATATTCAGATGATTGGGAATATGACGAAATTGTAGCTGTTTGGGAGAAATAGCTAGGCGAGAAATCATAAGCCCACTTGAATATGATTGTTTGATTCGTCCCACCTATCATGGTCAGCAGTATTCTTTTCAAAATGGAAGTCTGAATTGGATTCCCGAAATCCAGCCATGAAGTGTAATACTTCACCCTGAAATAAGAAGAATCGTCGTTATAACCGGCATATTCACCGATATATCCGGCCTTCCCTATGTAGAACTTCCGTTGGCTAGTTTCAAACATGCACGACGGCGAAATCCCGTTCCACTCAGTAACCCTAGCAGAACCATCCTCAAGCATTGATCTTGTGTCAAAGCAGAACGTCTTTCCTGATGTCGGAATATGGAGCAGATAAAAGCTATTTACTGGACTATATCCAGACTTTATTGATGCAGTAGCCCCTGGCGTGACATATGCCTGCAATTGAGTATGGATGTTCTTGCTTATCGTCCTGACTGGGGATGACTGTTCTTGAATCGTCCTCATTATGGAGCGCAGTCCAGACGAAGACAGGAACCATACATCTTCCCCGACAACCTGAACCGAGTCGCGTGTTATGCACCCTATCCCGACAATCGAATCCTTCATCGTCATCTTTGAAGGATCATCAGCCCCCTGATATATCAGAGTTTGTTTTTTCCCAAAAATGAAAAGGAAGTTGTTGTGCGCCGCAAGTGCGGTAATCTCATCACCGCCGCTTGGCCATACATTTAGCAAATTTAGAGAGCCGCTAGATCCGCCAGTCCATATGTGCGGCGTCAAAAGGTCAGACCAGTAGACAGTTTGCTTGTCAGCAGAAAGGTCTGCGCACCATACGCGGCCATATGCGCTAATTGCCTCATTGGCCTGTTGTACCGTTCCAGCCGACGATGCTTTCTCGCTCAGTCTGCGGAATTGTGTAGTCGATACAGCCGGATCGTAAATCAGCGGGTCGTATCCGCGCTGCCAGAACATTGCCACTCCGTTAATCTGGCAAAACTTCCAGTTGTTTGCGCTGATTACCGGTGCGCTACCTCCGCCACCATAAGTGAGAGTAGTAAGCGTTGTGCCGCTATGCGTGAAAAGAAACCCACCTCCAGCCGCTACGACGGTTGCAGTCCCATCGTTTTGAATCAACTCACCGATACACTCTATATTGCTTGTGCCGAGGTCGACATTTGACGTATGCGCCTTCTCCCATCCGTTGCGCGACGCAACACGACCCGCCCGGTCTATGATGCAATTCATAGCCTGCAATGCAAAGTTGTCCGGCATATCGACTGGACTATCGGACAAATTCAGTCCGAGGAATCCTGGTGCGGTTATACTGAACGGAGTGATTGGCTTTGCCATTTACACCGCCACAAAGCAATCATTCTCGATGAACCGCGTTGCTTCAACGGCAATGGCATCCGATAGTGCGCTCTTGTATAGTCCGTAAGCCTCACTACTCGCCAATCCACCATCCTCGCCGCGCTCTGCGACTGCCCTGGCGTATGCGCCGAGTATCACGGGGTCTTCCGGTATCAATAGAACGTCATTACCAAGTGACAGGTTTGCTTGCGGAACATTCAGGTTGTACTTGATCGAATAGACACCATCTGGCGTAGGATATAGTTCAACCCTGCTATCTGTGCCAGTCCATCCATTCCATGCATAGTAGATTGGGTTCCCATTTTGAACGGTTGAAAGTTGCTGCTGATCCAGTATCCATTGCAACGGCACATTGCGCAGTTGTGACTGGTTCGTGGTGTCATTGATGGTGACATTCTTCGGCCTGCGCCCCGATCCAGTTACCGTGTATGTCGAAGTTCCTGCAACCGTGGCAACGGTGATTGTCTGTTCCAGCGCCTCCCAATTGAACGCATCCTCAACCTGCCGCTTGATGTCATTGACGTACTTCGCAATCAGGCTTGAATATGGCGTCGCACTTACAGTAACGACCTCATTTTCACGCAAACGTGTCAAGACTGAATTAACGATTTCAAGGTAGGTCATTGGAACAACTCCTCAAGTTCTTTATCTGCTTCGGCTGCATCCTTTTGTTCTGGCCTGTCAAACGCAACAGGCGACCTGGCCGCTCCTGCCCTTACATCGCTCGAAATAATATCGTATGCGTGCTTCCCTACCTTTTTTCCTAATGTTTGTGATGCCTTCAGCGCATCCTTGATTTCCTTCGACCCACTAGTAATCCTTGCCGATTTGAATAGCAATACAGCTTTCTCAGGATCAAGAAGAATCTCCTTCATCTCCCTCTCTGCCCTATCAGTCAATTGCTTGTTCATAAATCTGTTCAATATGATGATCCACCTGGTAACCGGGCTAAGAACAGGGTTCGTCACCATAACAGAGGTCACGGTTTGCGGAGACATACCAATGGCCCCCTCAACAAATCCAGCATTCACTTTCGATAGGTTCGCCGCGACATCAGCCGGGTTCTTCGTAAGCCTGTCTGAGACAATAGCAAGCTGCCTTATCCTTTCAGCGTAAGCATCCCCAAAGACACGGTTAAACGCATTCGACTTTGTTCTGTTGTTCAGTAGTTTCAGCGGATCACCTGAACTGATTATGTCATCAAGCAGAAACGATCTTATCGCCTTCAGCGTTTCCGGGTTCTTACCATGTCTTGACAAAAACTTTTCCGTATAATTTGGCGAACCATACATCGCACTCACTATGTCTTGCGCAGTTTTTCCTTCCGCCTGGACAATCCGTGCTTGTGTATTCCTTATGAACCGCTCATTAAGCAATGATTGCTTATTCATCAATTCCTGCACATCACCAGCAGCATCGGAAACTCTCTTTTTGACATCAGGAAGCATTGAAAGCGCATCATCATTTGCCCTCAACCATGATTTTGCCCTTGATGGGTTCAGCACACCATCCTTGACGGCCTTGTTTGTCAAATCCGTAATGAACGCATCTTCTGCGATCTTTTTTCCACTATCGCCCGTGGCATCAATGAATTGTTGTAGTGTCGATTTGTTCTTTGTCAATAACGGCACAACAGATTCATCGAATTTCGCTCGATCCATCATCTTGATCGCGGCTTCATTAAATGGAAGCCCAACACGCTTTAGATATTCAGTGTCAGCAAGCTTGTATGCGGACGCAAAATCATCATCCAAGCTGGAGATATGCTGATTAACTTTTCCCTTCAGTTCAGTTAGCAACCGAATGTCTGCGGGATCGTTGGTTTTCCTAAGCTGTGCATTGACTTCCCGCTTCAATGAGTCGAGGTCTTCTATTGACGCTGGCTTGAATTTCTTTGCAGATACATCACTCAACGGCTTCCCTAATTGATCCACAATACCAATAACTTCTTCTTCTTTTGGCTTGAACACACGGGAGACTTTCCCGTGAATTGTCGGGAACGTCTTGAATCTGTCGCTTGCTTTCTGCCCTGCGACGTACTCGTAAATATCGCCTACAGCATCATCTGACAACTGCAAACCCTTTGCCTTGGCAATCTGGAATGCGTCAGAGTAAAACGGTGCAGCAGCCTTCCTCGCGGCCTTCTCGGCATCATCGAGTGTTTCGGAGATTCTTTTACCAAGGCCAGCCTTGCCCATGTCATCGAATTCTGCGCTTCTTGCAAGGATTCTGGCCGAAAGCTTGTCTTTCAGTTTTGCAACCGCGCCAGAGACATCAACATCCTTCACGTTTGCCGCAAGAATGTCGTCTGCCATAGATGGTGCGCCAAACAACTTGGTTGATTTCCCGCGCAAAACATCCTTCGCCTGTTCAAACTGCGACATATAAGCGTTCGCAAATGCTTCATCCTTATTGGCCAAGTGACCCAAGTATGAATTGATAACCTTGTTATCTGCCAATATCGCGCTGATCGGCATTTTCACGCCAGTTGACTCTTGCGCTTTTATTGCGCTCTCAAGCACTTCCGCAAATCGCGGATCGGCGGCGGCGGCGGCGGAGAATACATTCTCGATGTGTTTCGCTGCCTGCACTTCTACTTGCTTCAGCGATTCCGAGCGAGTTAATTTGCTGAATAATTGTTTTACTTTTGGGACTGCGTAAGACACTGCAGCTGGAGTTCGCGCCACTGCCCCGGCTGTCAATCCTCCCGCAACACCACCGGCTAATGCTCCGCCTACCCTACCGACTTGCGCGCCGGTTTCCCCGCCTATCTTCTCTCCTGCGTATTGTCCTGCCTGCCCACCTGCCTCCGCACCCATACCGGCAAATAAATTCTCTATAGTCATTAACACAGGCTTAACCAATGGTTTTGCCGTATCCACAAGCTTGCTATGCGGCATGATGTATGCTGTTGGGTCTGCAAGCAATTCTATGCCGGATGCAGCAATTTTCTGCCCTTCTGTTTGTGGCATTGCTCCAGCCCCACCAGTCTTTTTTACGAAGTAGTCTTGCGCCTCTTGCGCTTTTTCCCTTGCGCCAGTTTGACCAGTACCAGTAAGAGCACCAGCGAAAGCACCATACACCTGCGATCCGTAACGGCTAAGACCACGACGAGCGGCGTCAGCCATCCAGTTACCTTCTTCGCTAGGCGGCGCACTACCCGCGAGTTCTTCCAGTTCATTCTCGGATAGTTCCCGATCTGAACTATAAGTCACTCCATTGATTGTATATCTTGGCATTTCAATCTTCCACCGTTACAACCGCACCAGACTTTAGTTTGATGGTTCTCTTACTGCCACTTCCTGCATTTTTTGCTCCTTTGTATATCTCATCAACATCAAAGGCCAAATCCATTGCTGCTGGTGCATATCCACTTTCCAACCCTATTGCTTTATTCCGCGCTATTTCCTTGTCAATCCTCTTGGCCGCAACTTCTCTGAGCAATTTCAATGCCTTCACCATTTGGATTTGTGTATCCCTGCTAGGTGTGCCAGTAAATAACGTGGAAGTTTTATCAATAAGCCCACCAACAATTGAAGGATCAACGCCAGCATTTTCAATTTCTTGCCGCGAGATTTGGCTATCTCCAAATGCTTTTGCCAACTGATCCCTTGCCCCTCTGAATGCGGCAAAGTTCCCCGTAGCGATAGATTCTTTCAATGCGCCAAGAGACTTGTCGGCGGCAAAAATCGTATCACGTTCTGGCTTCACCAAGTCCAAAACATCCTTCCTGAATTTTGGTAAATCTTTCAGTTCTTTGCTTCCCGGCATGACGTTTGTAATATTAGTGCCTGCTCCCTTGCCTTTGCCTATGATTTCAGCCTCAATTGCCCGGCGCATCGTTTGCACAAATTCTGGCGTTCCTGGTTCAATACCAGCCTCAGTCAGTTTAAGTGCCATCTGGCTCATCTTCCCGTCAGCAGTCGTCGGCTCAAGATCGCCCCAATCTCTGGAAACGCTGAACTTTGCTATCGAAGCTGGCGTGAAGTCCTTCGGGTTGATTTTCCCAAACGGACTACCCTCAGACTGCGCCTTCTTCATCTCAGCCATAGCACGCGCCTGCTTGAACTGGGCATCAGCTTGAGCCGTCTGCGCTTCCTGCGCACGCTTATACAACATCATGGCAGTACGAATATCGCCAATCTGCCTGAATTTCTCTGCCTTCAGAAGCAAGCCCTGCGGAGACAAATCAATCCCGCCTTCTGCCATGACTGCTTCGCGTTGTTTAGCTGCGGCAATAGCCGGATTCTCCATGCCCATTGCGTTGCCGAGCATCCCGCCAAAGCCCGATCCGGCCTGATACATGCCCATAGCGGCACGCTCCAACGGTTGCATCCTGGCGTATCCTGCTGCGTCCGCCATCGTCTGCCGCTGCTGTTGTTGCTGCAACTCCCAAGGAGCAGGCCCGAAAAGGCTATCAACTATGCTTGCCATCAGACTAGCCTCCTTCCGGTGTAGGGGTCATACTGGAATGCAGTTTGTTGTTGTTGCTGTGGGGCAGACATGGAAGAAAGCATGTTTCCGCCACCCGTCAGCAAAGCACCCCACGGGCTATAGGCTTGTGACGGATACATGGTCTGAGCTGATTGCTGAATTCCGCTTGCCAACAATTGACCTGCCTGTGCTGCGCCTGCCTGTCCTTTTGCGCCAATGTTGATGCCCATATCCATAGGTTGTTGTCCCAACCCTTCAAGATACGTTGCCCCACCCATTGCCGTTTTGAATGGGTCATAAGCAGCAGTTTGCGTGCCGTACATGCTCTTGAGAAGATCACCACCGGCACCAACCATCCCTGTGCCAAACTTGGCATAATCCATGCCGCCCTGCGTGGCTTGTGCCGCAAGGTTCAAATCCTGCATTCGTTGCGCATTGTAGAACGCCTCAAGTTCAGGATTAGCGGCACCAAGTCCTGTAGATGTTCCACCAGTAGCAAGCCCAAGCCTGCCCTGCTGAAGCAGTCTATTCTCAAGTGATGCAAACTCCCGTTCCCTGGTCGGCGCAAGCAAAGCCTGCTGCTCCGCCATGTACTGCGCAGCCTGCTCCTGCGGGGTCGTAGCGAGGTATCCTTGCCCCAAAGCCATTGCCCTTGATGCTGCATCCCCCATCGGTGCTGTGGCCCCTTGTGCGCCCTCATATTGGCTCATAAGCCCACCAGACATGCCCATCAGGCGGTCTTGCAGTGCCTTTATGTCAGGCGCAACGGTATAGCCTGCAGATGTCAGGTTGCCTTGAGGATCGTATCCGAACTGTGATTGGCCAAAACGGGTAGTAACCCCGACAGGTCTGAATTTGGCAGCATCGGCGGCAATCCTTGCAGCTTCAATCTGCGCTTGGGCCAGTGTTTTTGATGCGTCCTGCGCCGAACTTTGATTGAGATACGATCCAAGTCCAGTCAGGGCAGGCCCCAATAAACCGCCAAGTCCTGAACTTTGCAGTGCAGACGTTATCCCATTGACGGTCGATCCGCTTCCGTTTGTAAAGAGATTCTTCACAGCGTCCCAAAAGCCGCCACCTTGAGTAGCATTGATCCCTGTGCCGCCTGCGTCAATGTACGCCTGCGCCTCGCCTGCGGACATGGGAACGCCGTTCTCAGTCCATGCATCTGCAAGCAATTGTGCCATCGACGTGCCTTGATTACTGGCTACTTGTTGCAGCGCAGAGCTAATCTGGCTACCACCCAAGTCTGACCATAATCCAGTCGAAGGGTTAAGTTGGCCGATAACTTGAGGTTGTCCGGCGCTTGTGACAGGGTACGATGTAGCAGAATATCCGCCAGTCCCAGGGATACCGCCGCCGCCCAAGATAGAATCAAGGCCGGTTGTTGGGGGAGCGCCTAGGTTGAATAAGCTACTAGCTCCTGGCATGCCGTGTAACCCGGCGAACCCTGAAATGCCAAGCGCACCACCAGCAACCAGTGCGGCAGCATTTAGAAACTCACCAAATTCCTCCCCTGAAGTCTGTTCCAGCTTCGGAAGGTTTTGAACAGAGACAACCTTGCCGAATACCGGGTGATCCACCGTTTCCAGCTTGTCAGGGTCGAAATTCGGATCAATTGCACGATACAGGTCTGCTTGACGGCGAACTACAGAAAGTGGAGAGAAATTCAGGTTTGCAGCATTAAACGCTTCCGGGTTGTACTGAAACCCTTGCTGTTGCCCTGCCTTGTCAGTCCCGCCACCCTGGAATGCCCATCTCCATATATCGTCAGGAATTGGAGTTGATCCTGTACCGCCATAAGGCAGTGTAGTGCCTCCCTTTGGCCCATACCCTTGCTGACTGTCGTATTGCCCAGAGTAAGGAGTAGCCCCGCCCTTGAGCCCGGTGCCGAGAAGGTCGATAAAGTTCTGATTTGTCCACGCGGCAAACGGATCAGAATAACTATTCCAATACCTCCGCAACCCATCATAGATTGATGGATTTACAGATGCAAATTGCGCCGCAAGTTCTTGGCTTACTTTTGGCCCACCGGAATTCATTAGGATTTTTTTAGGCATATCGCGTCACCACACTATTTTCTTGGGCGGTATCGGCCCGATCCTGGAAAAGAGAATATGCCTGTTGCATTTCGGCATCAGACAATGCGGCCACTGGATTGACTACCGGCATGGAAGCCTCCGTTGAGGAGGCAAGCCGTTAGATTGTAAGTTCTCCATCGCTGCTGCTCCTTGTGTCGGCGGCAGGTTCCTTCTTTGGTCTGCCGCGTCGTTTCTGGTCAATCAATTGCAAAGCAGGAGCAGCCTGTACTTTTGCATCAGCCACTGAGTCAGTGACTTCCTCGTAATGTTCTTCCTTGCGCATCGTTGTAATATCAACCTCGTCATTGAATCCAACAAGGTTGCCACTTTGCTTGCATCTAAAGTAGATGGTCATACAAGAACCCCCTCTTGCGAGGGGGCGGTGGTATGACTACCAGGAAGGCCGTCCAATCAACATCTTGAACCCGCCACCATTCAGAGTATCAGCATCGTATGCGTCCGTAGTCGCATCGACGTTGATCAGCTTCATGATAACGGTGTTGGCCGCAGATACGAATGCAGTCACGTTCAGTTGAGCGTTAGCATCGGCTAGAGAATTGCCGAAACTCAGCCCTAGCACCATATCCCCAAGAGCAACACCAGGAACGGTGAGCGAAATTGCCACACCAACATCATCTGCAATCGCGTCCTGATCCGTGACCGTGCCTGTGACAAGCCACATTTCCTTGAACGCGCCCTGAAATTGCTTTGAGCCTCGTTCGACCTTCGATACTGCCATTGTGTCAGCCATGATTATCTCCTTTAGGTTAATCGGGGAGCCGAAGCCCCCCGGAGGTTATCAGGCAGGAACCACAATCGAGATGGCACCGTAGTCACGCATCTCGGCAGTACCAAAGATACAGTCAGCAGTAACCAGATAACCAAGGTACTCCTGCTTGTACTGCTGCTGAACGCGCACACTCTGCGCCTCGGCCAGAACCATCGCATCGGGATGCACAAGCGCACATGCACGATACTTGGTGTCAGTCGGGGTGCTGGTAGCCCAATCAACCGTGAAACCAAACTCATCCACATATGATGTGGTTAGCGTGGTGCTTGAGAAATTCACAGACTGCGTATTTGTCACGCTGTTACAGTGAATCCACGGACACAGACTGGAGGCGAACACTTCAACGCCATACAGGTTGCCCACGCGGCCAGTCTTGATCGCATTCCCGTCACCCACGAACGCCTGCTCCGTGAAGCGCGAGATACCACGCAGCGTCTTGATGACAGTCGGGGGAACGACCAAGACGCATTCTGCGGTATTCACGTCGCTATCTTCAAGAGTTTGCATCGCAGTACGCAGACCAGCATCGGTCAGCGCGGTGCCGTTGCCGTTAGACGCACCAGAGAAGTTGGTCGAGCCATCTCCGCCGATTACACCCTTCTCGAACAGGTTGGTAGCGCCAGCAATGGAGCCGCCCTGCATGGTTGCCATGATCTTGTGCAGTTCAGCATCAACACGACGCGCCAGCGCATAGCCAGCGTCTTTCGTGTAAAACCGCTTCATGCCATTCAGCGCCAGAATGTCAGCAATATCTTCGTACAACTTGCTGTATTCATAGTGCTTGTTGATCGAGATCGTGATTTCGCCAGCGGTATCCGCAATCAGCGTGACTTGCGCAGAAGCTGCTTTCGCAGAAGCATCACCACGACCTGGGTTCGGAAGGTGGATGGTGTCGCCCTTGTTCTTCTTGTGCTGCATGACTTCGACGTGATTGCGCATCACCGTCTTGGCCATATAAGTTGCAATTGCTTCGTCTTGCCACTGTTCAGGAATCCAGTTTGCCTGCGTGGTGACGGTGCTATGGTTTGTGCCGAGTCCCATTTGAATCTCCTAGAAGGTAAGTTAAGTTATCTTACCCTGCCCTCCGCATAAGCTTTTGTGATCTCGTCACTCAGCGCCGCGAACTTGGCAGGATTCTTAATCTGCAACTGGATGAGATCGGCGCGGCGATAGACTTTTTTACCTCGTTCCCCGGAACCACCTGAATCAACAGAGGCCGCCTGCAGAGACTTCTCCCTTGCTTTGGCCTCCATTCCGTCATCCTGCTTTTGCGATCTGACGGACTTCAGTTCCTTGAACGTCGAGAATAGTTCGTTGGCAGCATCCAGATCATACGAATCTGCGGCTTTCAGTAAATGTTGGCGCACTTTCGACTTGCCTACCCATTCCTGAAACTGCTGATCCTGAATAATCTGCTGGTAGTCGGGGTGCATTTGCTTCAAAAGCTGCACCGTCTGCGCCTGCCTTGTCTGGTTCGCCATCCTTTGCGCTTCCAACAAGGCCGGGTTCGATTCGACTTCCCGCCTTACTGCTTCCCTCGGATTCTCGAAAAAATCTACCTCTGGCAGCTTTTCTTCATCCTTCGGCTTCTGAAGTTGTAACTTGAGCAGTTCGTCCGCCAATCTGCGGATTTCACCAAGTTCCTGCCCCTGCCTACTGAGGCTCCGCTCGGTGTCCTGGTGCATTTTGACAATATCCTCAACGGACTTGCCGCGATACTTCTCAGGAATCAAATCTGCTACATGAGGCTTCTTAACTTCTGGCGTCTGCTGTTCGAGTTGTTCTTCGACAGTCTCAAGTTCGCCAATTTCGCCTTCAATATCAACCTCTGTCTCGCCTGTCATGCTTACCTGTCCTTTCGGATACTAGGGTTAGTTAGTACTCACTTTCATGAGTTGCTTCATTTAATGCATTTTCTGCATAAATGTCAAGTCTTGCGGTAGGATTTTTTTGCTCCTAGCCGGTGCCGCTGTTCCCGCATATTTGCCCATTTGTCGTGCGCGGTCGGGAAGTCTCCGCTTGCTCCATCGAGAGCAATATTGGGTGTCCCGATAATCCTTTTTGCTGCACCGCCGCATTGACATTCAACTTGGCGCAGACTGGCATCGACGTATCTCTCTGATAGATCGCCGCAGTCATCACACACAAAATCACGAAGCATCTTCATTTTTCAGTTCCTCGTAGGCTTTTTCGCTGATGTCCTTCAACCCGAGAATCCAGTCCATTTGGTTGACTTCCCCCTGCCTGAATCCGAGTTTGTGGATGTCTTGTATGCCGGATAGCGTGTTTGTGGCGGTTTTCATGTTCTGGATGTCTTCGATCAAGTCTTGCCATCCCTT